ATGAGCACCAGCGCTGTTCAGACGAACTTTTCCTGCGTTGTTGTTGTAGGTCAGAGTCACGAATGTACCAGCAGGCTCGACCAGTCCAATTGGACCTTTGTTCTCAATCACCAATTGAGGGAAGTTGCGCAGTTGAGGCTGTGCGCCAATGCTGTACTCGACAGTGGCATTGCGGTTGTCAATGCGGATTGTGCGGTCTTCGGTGTAAGGACCGAATGTCTGCGCTGTGTTGAACAGCGTGCCAATTGTGGAGTAGTTCCACGGCTGTGCGCTTGTGGCCACAGATTGCAACAAGACGGTGGTCGACTCGTTGCCGGTGTTTCCGATGCTGATGTACTCGCCAACAGGCAGGATCACATCGACTTGGTTTTGGGTCAGGCTTGGCTGGATAAACATGGTGGTGGCTCCTAAAAGTTAAGCGATGCGATACCACGAATTTGTGGCTTGATAGAAACGCATGGTGAAGAATGCATTGGCTGCCAGTGTTGTTGGTGCACCGAATGCATTGGATGCGCCATTGAGCGCCAGCGTAAAGGCTGTAATGATCTGGGTGCTTGTCACCAGCACTTGAGTGCCATCAGGCACGCCAGTGTTCAATGGCAAGGTGATCGTTCCAGTGGCCAGCGTTCCAGCAGGCTGGATGATCATCCATTGCTGCTCGCTGACAGGCGTTGGCACCGTGACATTGAATCCGGTGCCTGGTGTGTACAGGTTGGTGGCCACGGTCGGGGCCGCGAATGTAGCTTGGAAGTATTGCAGCAATGCGCTGACCGACATTTTCCGAGCATCGCCATTGTTCTGGTCGTAGACCGGAATCTGGTTTGCACCAGAGACTTGGCTGATGCTTGAGAGTTGGTTGATTTGTGGCATGTTGTTTGTTCCTCAGTTGTATTCGAGTGGACCGTCTTGACCGGCCAAGACTGGATCGTAGGGGCGCTGCAAGAATGGGTCGTCGTAGACGCGCCAAGGCTTGTTGCCTGCACCGGATGGCATTGTGCCTGGCATCTGTTGCTCCATTGGCATGGCCGCACGCGACAGCAGGGTGTTGTAGGACTCCTTAGCCGTGGCCTTGGTGTCAGGCATGACCTGCTTGCCGTAACTTGGTGCCAGTTTGATGGCCAGATTGGTGTAGATGGCCTCGTTTGAACTGTCAGGCACATTGGTCTGCTCGTCAAGATCGCTGTCTTGTGGGCTTGATGGCAGTGGATAGCCTAAGCGAATGCCCAAGGCATTCCATGCTGCAATCATGGTGTCGAGTCTGCGCAGGGCAGACTGCAACTGTTCTGGTGTCAGATCAAAGACATAGGATGCAAGGCCAATTTCCTCGAAGGCCTGTGCGACGAATTGGCGTTTTGTCCATCCCATGTCATTCTCCTGTGTTCTCAGACAATCTGTCTTGGATCAATTGTCCCAGTTTTTTGTCTTTTGTGCGACCATCAAAGCGAATTCCTAATTCGGTGGCCTTGGCCTCAAGTTCTTCACGGGTTGGCCCTGCGTGCTCATCGATAGGTTCAGGCTCAGACTCAGGAGCTGGCGCTATTTTGATTTGATCACGCCAGTCCAGTGGCTTTGGTGGTTTTTTCTTCTTGACCGGCTTGATTGCCCATTTTGGCTTTGGCTTTTTGAATCCATCAGCATTGTCGCCTGCGGCTTCGATGGCCTCAGCAGCTGTTGAAAACCAACCATGGGCCAACTTTGCATCGAGTTCTTCTTGCGTCTGCACGCTGTCGAAATTGTATGTGCCACCACCTGGCTTGCGTTGCTGGCCAGGACTGCGGTAAATCATTGCTGGGAATGATATGCTCATTTTTTGGCTTTCATTGGCTTGGCTGTCTTGGCTGCTGCTTTGAAGTCTGCGGCTGTGGGTGCGCCTTTTGTGCCAGGCTTGCGCATGCGCTCAGGTGTCTTGCCTGCTGCCTTCTGTGCCGCGATGCGATCACGTTTGGCTGCGATGTTGGCATAGAGACCGGCCTTCATTTCATGGCCTTCTTGGGTGCTTTGCCTGGCTTACCTGCGGCCTTGGCTGCTTTAGTGGCCACGTTCAATGCGATGGCCACGGACTGCTTTTGAGGCTTTCCGGACTTCATCTCTTTGGCAATGTTCTTGCCGATGGACTTGCTTGAGTAACCTTTTGTCAATGGCATGGTGTGCTCCTTGGAATGAAGAAAGAAGAAGGGGCCGAAGCCCCTTCCCCCCTAGATCAGCTTAGGGCTGATTGAACAACAAGATGCCGGACATTTCAGGCTGCTTGTTGACCACACCGAACAGTGTGTCCAAGCGATACTTGATCGTCATGCTATCGATGTCGTAGAACTTCTGCATCACCAACTCCACGCCCTGGTCGGTGGTAGCACGCATCACTGCGGTGCCAGCATCGGATGGGACTGCGTAGCGGCCAGGCAAGATTTCCAACGAGTCACGCTGCCAGAACACGTTGATGTTCGAGGCTGCGGTGTTAAGCCAGTTGATGTTTGCAGCAGCAGCAGGAGTAACGATAACGTTCTTGTACTGTGCAGATGCATCGCTTGCAACTTGGTTGGAAATAATTGGAGGGCTGATCACCATTTGGGTGCCGTTGGTCACGCTGATGACACGGAATGTCTTCAGTTGGCCAGTGGACTGCTTGGTAATGTGATGCACTGCAACCACGCCATCGATCGTGAAGGCATCGCCAGCAACGATGCCAACTGTGTTGGACACAGTGACAGTCTGATAGCGGTTGTCAACGTTGATCTGGCCACCGACAGAAGTCGAAGTAGCTTGGGGAACGTAGTAGTTCAGAGCAGCGTTCTGCGTGTCGATGGTAGTGACACCACCAGCAGCAGCAGCGATGCGGTTTGCGTAGTCGAACTTGTAGGTGTCGAAGCCTGCGACCATGCCGACGAAGTTGCGCTCGTAGGCTTTGTCAGACTTGGCGTTACCGAATGAACGGCTTGCCTGAGACAAGTTACCAGCCAGACCGTTATAGTCGCGGCTTGCGAGACCCATGAAACGATCGTAGTCAGGCACGCCTTGCTCGTTCATGATGCTGTCGCACAAGGCCACATCGTCATAGTCACCGGCAGCGGTGGAGACTGGAACAACCAAAGTGCCTTGAGCAGCTGCGGTGTTCATGATCGCCACGTTGATGTCGGATGCGAGCTTTTGCTTGGCTGACTCGCCCAAACGACCTTCTTGCAATGCATCACGCAAGTCAAGAGTGGTCATGGTCCAAGGCACAGTCTTGCTGAAGCCGATGGTGGAGGGCACAGACAACTGAGTCATGTTCTGGTACGAACCAGCGATGGTCGTGCCAGGAGTGCTGTTGATGGATTGCGCCATGTAAGGCATTGGACGCCAGATGACGTTGTTGGTGCGTGCCATCATTGTCTGGTCTGTGTTGTAGACCGAAACGTGACGAGACAAGACCATCAAGTCTTGGAAACCTTCGAGGATGTCTTCAAACGCTACGCGTTCTTCTTTGGAAAAGCTATTGGCCATGATGGGCTCCTAAATTAAAAAACTGTCATTTGGAAGCTGCTCGCTTCTGCTGCTTGTACTGGATGACTTTCGTCATGTTGCCAGTACGAGCCGCTTCTTCTCGCAGCCGTTCAAGGGTTGAGTCCACCGCCCCAGATACTCGGCCAGTTCCTGACACGACTCTCTCGGGTGGCGGGGCTGCCCTGCGGTTGGTAACTTTCAATTCTTTCTCCAGTTTCGCTACCGCAAAGGCAAACTTTACGGGGTCTTTAATGTCGGACAACTCCTTGGCCTTCTTTGGATTCTTGCCGAGCGCGTAGATGACGAGCGCAGGATTATCTGCACCTTGGAGCACCACGCCTTGCTGGGTGATGTTGAACAACTCTTGGGCCACGGCCTCAGCGTCTTCAAAATCTTTGACTCTCAGCTCGGCTTTCGCCTTGCCATAGCCATCCAGTTTGGCCTGCCATGCTTTTTGCTGATTCATAACTTCAGCTTCTTGCTTGGCGTTGGCTTCATCGGCTTGTCGCTTGCGATCAAACCAATCGGCCAGTGCTACCTCGAATTTGTCAGCGTCATAGTCGTATTCTTCAAGACTTGGCTTCTTGCCTAGCACGACCGGCTTGGTCTCAGTCTGTGCGGTGCTTTGCAGCTTGCCTTGCAGTTCACGGTTTTGCCGTTGCAATTCTCTATTCGTCTTACGCAGCTCTCGTACCCATTCAGGCGCATGAGTCTGTTCTTCGGGAGGTGGCGCTTCCTCACCAATGGATACGATCACCTCGTCGTTGTCGCCTTCGCCATCTTCGGTTGTCTGGTCTTCGCCCTGGTCGCCAACGGATTGTTTCTCGTCGGTGGTTTGCTCAGTGCTTTGGCCTTCGTCCTCAATGACGATGGTGTCATCGTCTTGGTTTTCTTCTCCTGATACTGCCTTTGTGTTCATCTTCTGACCCCATCAAACTCACCCATTAGAACGGCTGGGTGGATGCCGTTTATCACATTCTCGCTCTTTTTCATTCACCTTACAACTGGTTGAACGATCTGGCCTTGCAAAATTTGTTGCACTGCCTCTGCATTTGTGAGCGCCATGTTCTGTGCGGTCTCGTCGACCTTGCCCAAAGTCTCCAGCGTTTGAGCGCGTTTGAGTTCTGCGCTGGCCACGGTTTCAACGGTATCAGCTCTGGCTTTGGCTGCCTTGGCAGTTTCATTTTCGGCTGCGGCTTGCAGATACATGGCGTTCGGGTCTTGCGGCTGGCCTTGCATCTCGGCCATGAGTTCTTCGGCCTCCGTGTCGGTTGGCTTGACCACGCCCATGCGCAGGAGCTTCTTGCGGAAGTAGGAATTTGCATCGCTGATGCCTTCGCCTTCCATGTTCATCATGGCCATTGCCGTGATCACTTGGGCTGTCTCTGGGTCTTGAGTGATCTGGAGCATGCCTGTCAGGGCGCGAACAGTTGCTTGGCGCTTGGTGCTGCTCGATGGTCCAACATCAGCAATCACATCAAAGGTGGCACTGGTCAGGTCGTTTTCCATGACCACTGCACCAGTTTCCTGATCGATGCCTGGCTTCATCAGCTCGACCATGCCAGCCTCACCAGTTGGCGCGATCGTCTTCATCTTGCGCTTGTCTTCGATGTAGATGTCCTTGGCCATTGACAGCCAGATTTCACCGCATCGCTTCATGCCCTTGGCAAAGTTGCTCATGTAGATGAAGGCTTGGCCATCGACTCGGGCCTGAATCATCTCCACGGCCTTGCCTGAGATGTTGCTAACCATCTTGTCTGCGCCAGCTGGGTTGCCCAAGATGTCCTGCATGTCGGTTTCTGTGATCTGCAAGAGCGCGGCCATTGCTGGTGGGATGGCTGCACTGCGGGTGTAAGCCACTGGGCCGCTTACTGCCTGGTTGCCGTTCTGGTCTGTGATCGGGTTGATCAGCAGGTACGGATAGTCCTTGAGGTTATCCTCAGCCCACATGACTTGGTGGCCAGCAACCTGCTCAGGCGTGAGGATTGGCTTCTCGACTGAGGATAAGGCGCTGATCTCACCCAGCTTGGACAGCTGCATGTTCTTGAGGCGCTGGGCATCCTTGGCCAAGCGAACATGGCCCATGCATCGCTCGACGTTGTCGACAAACCAGCGTTTGCCGTAGACGACCACAATGGGGATGCACTTGCCTGCAATGTAGCCTGCATCTTCGAGCACCTTGCCGCCTGACATGATGTACTTATGCACGCGCTTAGTCTTGACCTTGCGCTGGCGCACTTCGACTGTGCCGATGGCTGCCAGAGTTTCCTCCAGCATTTCGTCTTTGGCAAAGTCGGCTTGGGTGTAGCGTTCTTCCTCGCCTGTGATGGTCTGGAAGATGCGAATAGTCTCGGTCTTTTCCTCGACCTTGTAGTACTCGGCCACATAGACCACATCTGGAGTGCACCAGTCAAATTCGTACTGGTGGATGATCTTTGGCCAGCTTGCTGGGTCATCACCCCAAGTGTCTTTGTATGCCTGCTGCGTCATCGATGTGACGACAAAGCAGAATCGGGCATCGGACTTGTCTTGGCGCTTGGCCTGCAAGTCGAAGAACACCGAACTGTCTGCGTCGAAGATTGGCTCGATGCGGATGCGCTGGCGATCGTCCTCTGAGTTTTCCTCGTCTTCGTAGACTGTGCGCAAGCGCCAGGCACCGATGCCGCCACCGACAGCTTCCTCGAAGGCGTTGTCGTAGGCTTCATCGGCCACAGATGCCTGCTCGTCTGCGCGGTAGAGGCCATCGCAGACCTCGGCCAGCTTGTCGTTCTCAGCGCCATCTTTGGAGACGAAGTCCACCGTGATGCGGTTGTTTCGATATTCATTGACCACTCGGATCACGGCCAGCATGATCTTGTTGACCTCGAACTTGGGTTTGTTCTCGTACTGGTCCCAGAGTGGGCCTTCCCACTGGCTGCCTGCTAGGGAGTAGAAGCGTCTGTCTTGCAGGCATTGCAAGCGCTCGTCGCGCAGTGCGCTTTGCACATCATCGAATTGCGCGAGGGCTTCGTCGTGCAGGTTCGCAAGGCGTTGATCGTTTGAGAGTCGGGCCATGTTATATCCTCATTTTGTGTGATTTTCTCACCATTTCTTTACATTTGGCAATGGAGTGAATGTTGCAGGCTTCGTGATGGCCGATCGTCTCACGCCTTCACAGGCATAACGCAGGGCATCGATCACGTGGTTTTTCTTGTCTTCGAGCACCGGCAAGATTTTGCCAGTCAGTGGGTCTTGCTTGTAACTGTACAGCGTCAGCTCGTCAATTGTGTGGATGCACCTAGGGTGCACCACGATGTCGTAGTTCTTCAGGAACTCGATGCCTTCCTCGACCGACTTCGGACCCTTGACCGCTGTCATGATCTTGGGGAAGCCATTCTTTTTCATGTGGCTGATTGTCTCTGGCCTGGCTGAGTCGGCCACAATTGGCCACTTCTCGGCCTCGGGCACCTGCATGAACAGCTCGGGTGTGTTGACAATCTCGCAGCCGACCATGTAGGCCTCGTAGTCGATGTAGAGCGTTCGTCCAACGATGTGGCAGCGCACCAGCGTGGTCGGGTCGACCGC